CCGTAAAGTCTTTGTCTTTATATTCTTCACCAATAATGCGAACACTAATAGGCAAAAACATCAACATATCTTCAAGGTCTTTTTCGGTGTTGTAAACAATGATTTCGTCTACAAATTTAACCGCAGAGAGTTGGACATATCGTTCAACAATAGACTGTACTGGTTTGTTTTTAGTGCCTGGTCTATCAATCGTTGGGTCACTTTGAACACCAACAATCAAATAATCACAGATTTGTTTACATTCAGCCAACATAAGAATGTGGCCTGCATGAAGTAAATCAAAAGTTGAACAGGTAAAACCAACTGGTTTACCCATCATAGTATCTGGCATAACTAACATAATTAATCCTTAATTGATTCTGGATGTTGAGTGATATTTTTAAGATGTACTGCACCATCTACCATAGATATACTTAGTGTATCATCAACTTTCCATCCAAGGTCTTGTATCATTTCTTCCGAGAATTGTATTATTGCATCACCGTTCTCACAAATCTCAACTACTTCTGCACTATATTTGTTCAATTTTTACTCCTGCATCAATTAGTTTCTTTTTCATGCAATTTCTTTTTGCGTTCAACTATTTGTGAACCAAAAATCTGAGCCTCAATCATAGCATTTTTATATGCATGACGAGCCACAGGGTCAACAATAGTTGCCATGAATCTTTTAGTTTGCTTGGTAATACGGAAGTTTTTATCTTTTTTTAACATGATTTAATTATACACCAAAATAATATAGTTGTGAGGCAAAAATGGGGTCCTGAGACCCCATTCGTTAAGAAACTTCTTTTAGAAGTTGTTGTTTATTGAAGTTTAGTTCTTTACTAAATTCAATTTTTCTTGGTTTCTTATGTTCTGGAATTATATTTTCCAAAGCAATTCTAAGAATACCATCTTTGAATTGGGCACCACGAACCTCAATACTTTCACTCAATCTAATTGACTTGGTAAAAGAACGAGTAGCAATGCCACGATACAAATAATCCACTTCAGTTTGGTCTTTCTTTTCACCCTTGACGATTAATGTACCGTCATGGATTTCAACATCGACCTCATCTTGACCAAAACCAGCAACAGCCATTTCAACGACATACCTGTTGTCATCTAATTTGATAATGTTGTGGGGTGGGAAAGATGTGTTTCTTGTTGGTGCAGTACCATCAACGAGTCTTTCGAGTTCGTTGAAGATATTATCGAATCCAACAAATTGTGGATATAATGCTGTAAAGCGTGTCATAGTTTTCTCCTATTAAGCGAGTTAATGAAATGTGACCCCGAAGGCGTCACGGTTTTATTTAGTCAAAGACTTCAATAATCTTGAGGTTTTTTACCAATATTATATTTGGTAATCAGCTGCCAATCATTTTTTTCTTTGAATGAAATAATCTTTACTTGATGTAACGGTGCAATGTTATCTTTCATAAGTTCTTTATTTAAGATTGTAACAAGACCCCATTCTTCCAATAAGTTTGCAATTGCATTACGTCTTTGTATATCATTCTCTGAAATATTTGATGGCTTTCCATCAAGTGCAAATAGTTCTTTAAAATGTGTTATGTAATATTTACCTTGTTTGTGTAATATATGACACGACTGATAAAGAACCTTTTCTTTCCTAGAAGATACTCCTATCCGTGTTAAAGTTTCACGGACCTTCAAAAAATCATCCTGTTCATTGAGAGTGACCTCAATGAATTTGGCCAAATCAACCATATCATTTCCTTAATCCACCTGTATCGGTTTGTTCTTTTAATTGTTGGATTTGTTCATTACTAAGGAGGCGCATGGCTTCACGAGCTTTTTCATTGGATAGGCCGAAAACTTGCTTGATACATTCTAAATCTTCACTTTTTTCAGACTTAACCCACTTAGCAAAAGGTCTTTTCTGTGACCTAATGGTATTTAGAAGAAAATCATATTGTAACTTTTTGTCAGTTAAGTGTCTACGATTCATTTCATTGGCATAAAGGATACAGTCTTTATGATAGGATAGAGTTCTATTAACTAGAAATGGTTGATATTCCTTTTCTGTCAATTCATCTACAATTAGATTCTTTTTGTTTTGAAGAATTGAGTTTACATAGTCAAATGGATTACTCATAACATTCTCAACAATCCGATAGTATCGATAGTTGTTAGCAGAATGTAGTTAGCCAACATGCCAAATGATTGCCTAGTATAAGCGCACCAAGCATAGATAGCACAACCAGTAATCCAAACAGGATACAAAGCAAGAAGAGGTGGATTGGGGACAGTAATAGCCATAGTGATGCTACATCCAATTGAAATCGCCCAAGCCAATATCTCAAGTGCAAAACGAAATTTGTCACTACGCCAATCATCTTTAATCCAATCAAAAGTAGGTTTAAATAAATCTAGTATCATATAGTTTTTCAATATCATTTAGTGAATCTTCAATCATTTGTTCATATCTATCATTAAGTTTAATTTTTTTGTCAATTTTAAACTCATATGTGTGTGCAAAAAATTCTATAATATCATGTGGTATTTGAACTGTTCTACCATCAGGTTTATATTTTATGTAGGGTTGTATAGCTTCATAACTTGTTATACCAACCAATCCTGGTTGTAATAATAACAAATAGTCGAATTTTTTTGTGTAAATTTTATCTTCACTTGATTGTCCATTTGTGTTATCCAACTTAATATTTTTAGTTTTATTATTTTTTTTACCAAATAAATCTAATTGACTTTTCAACTCAATTTTTATACCATCATATCCTGATCCTTGAATTTCTGGATCGGAACATGTTTCAGGAACAATAAAATCGTATCCAACCTCATCAACAAATATTAATTTTCGATTTGAATATTTCTCCAGCCCTCGGGATATCAAATCAGATTTTACAAATCTTAACGCTGGTCTATTAAAATGATTCATGAAGGATAACTGAACAGAAAAAACTTTATTCCAATCAACATTCGAACTTAGATATTCTGTAATTTTATACTGATATTCATTAAATAAAATATTTGAAATATTTTTTATACTATCAGTTTTACAACTTGTAAAATTTATCATAGAAACTCACATTCAACCATGAGTTCGGTCAAACATGCAACAAGGTTGATTTCAGTATCAGCAACAAATGCGTTCTTGTATTGATAGTCAGCAATAATCACAACTGCTTGTGGAATGGATTGTGGCTTCATAACATCATATAAAGAATCATACAACTGACGAAACATTGTATTAGTATCCAAATCAGTAGATGCAACCCACTTACGAATTGCACCAAAGTCTTTATCTTTAATGTGTTTAGTAATCTCACTAATTTGAACATTACCAATTTGTGCAAGAATACCAGTATCAATCTTTCCAAACTGTGAGTATCGTTGTAGTTCATTTAGAATACGGCGATTGTCTGGAAAGTGTTTCTTAATTAATTCTGCAATAACCGAGTCAACATACTCAACTTTTTCACTTTGCAAAATAGATTGAATTCGTTTGAAAAACGCAGAGGCCATCTTGGCCTTCTCACCATTCTTCAAATTGAAATCAATAACTGCACAACGAGAGTGCAATGGTTCAATGATACGAGTTTTATAATTACAAGTAAAGATGAATGAACAGTTAACTGCAAATTCTTCAATTGCATTACGCAAAGCAGGTTGAGTAGAGTTTGGATTTAGATAGTCTGCTTCATCAATAATGATGACCTTGCGACCACCAGACAATGACATAGATGAAGCATAGTTTTTAATCTTGACACGAAAGGTATCAATGCCAGATTCATCAGAACCGTTAATGACCATGAAGTCACATCCGATTTCATTACACATAGCCTTGGCGACTGTAGTCTTGCCAACGCCTGCACCACCACTTAACAATAGATTGGGAATATTCTGTTGATTAACATATTCCTGAAATGGTTGTTTCAACCGTTCTGGTAGAATACAATCTTCAATTGTTTGTGGTCTGTATTTCTCTGTCCATAATAAATGTTCCATACACCACTTTCATAATAAAAAAATAAAAAAGCGGGGTTATTAGCCCCGCATCAATCAAGCAGAACGCCTATGTCTGTTACCATCATGCAAATTCGTTAGTGCTGGAAGTGATTGAATATTATCTGTCACACGATTACCACCTCTTGATACTGGCACAATCTCATCAATATGAATATTATCAGATTTTGATAATGGAATATTAAGTGCAACAAGTCCAGCATCTCTGGTCATTGTTGTTCTACTTCCAAGTTTAGTAATTATATTACTTTTCTCTAAATCTATCAATGCATCTTTTAAGTCATTAAGAAGATATTGAACACGAGCCCATTCACTAAAGGTGAACTTGGAACCACCTTGTCCTTTAACACTTTCTTTACGAGAGTGTTTCTGGTCACCATTATGTTTGGCAAATGACCATTCATGCATCTGTTTCTTTGTTTTACCAAATGGTGTTGGAAAAGAAGTGTGTGTGCCTGGTGCATTGATACGAGCAAACTCTTGGTCAAAGAACCAACGAACAAATAATTTTTCGTCAATCACTTTGTAACGACCATCGATATCAAATTTCTTACCCCAAATATTACCTTTTTGTAAGATGAATGAAAAAGTATAGAATAAATTATAAAAACTTGATTTTGTAAATTTATTTAATTTTTTCTTATCGTATAATGCACAACCATCAGCCATGGTTCGCATAATTCTTTTAGTCATATCACAGTCTGCATCAGAGATGAGAACTTTTCCTTTTGGATAAGGACCAAATACATCATCTAAAACATCAGTATCATAACCTTCATATTTGTTATTATTGATATACAACAACATTTCTGCAACAAACAAGGTATCACCTTTGTTATCAAGACAATGTTCACCAGTCATACCAGAACCAATGTTTTGAAACATGTCTTTGATATTAGTATCACGCAAACAAATATCATTTAACCAACGATTCAATACATTGTAGTTTAGAATACGTTTTTCATGTTTTGTCATAGGCATCATACTGTTAGCAGTAATGAAGATACGAGCAAGTTCACGCAAATCACCAGTCTGATACATCACAACGATTAGTGGGATTTCATACATCAAGTGATTTTGAATTTCTTCTGGTAGTTTTTCAAACTTACCTGCAACATCAACAGTACCTTTTTCACCTTCAACTTGAAAACGAATAAGTTCTTCAGGTTTGAAATGAAACTCATTGTTGAAATAACGAGCAAGTGTGTCGATGCGGTGTTGACCATCTAAAACAAGATATTTGTAACCTTGTTCTAATAAGTCTGTGAAATATTTTAAGTTTTCTTCAATGAAAGAATAGTTTGGTTCTGTTGGAACTAACTTTTTCTTTAGGTCTTCAACGATTGGTTCAATTTCTGCTAATTGAAAACAGTCTTTTACTGAAGCACCATTGAAAGCAGTAAACAAATATGAATTGACTTTTGCATCATGCCATTTAATTAAAAGGCGTTGAAGTCTTTCACGGTCAAAGTAAAGTTCATTATTTGTATATAATGAATATAACCTTGATGGTGTCATTATTTGAGCGGTACCCGTAATTTTTTGGGTAAGATTTTTAACTAACATTTGATTTTCTCCTTAAGAATCAAAATTTCAACATAGAAAATAGTATCCTTGGACACTAAGTTTTTTTTGTGTTATTACAAAGATTACAGTATAACACAAAAAGGATTGAAAGTCAATAGCATTTAGGTAATGATATTAACTTTCCAAGGCAACTCTGTGCCATTCATCACCGATTTTCATCCATAAACGATTGTCTTTGCCGACAGTCATTGAGACTCGGTGGGTAACTTGTTCATTCCAACCATTGACATACATTACATGTTGACCCATAGTTGGTTCTGGTGCATTAGGTTTCTCACCATATGCACCTGTAAATTGAATCGATGTTGCTTCTTTTGGTGGTGCAAGATGACTAATGTCCTTATGTTCATTAGCCATTTCTTTCACCTGCCTGTAAGAGGCAGCACCAACAGCAAAGGCACCAATGATGCCTGCACCTCTTAGAAAATTACGCCTCTGTTCCATTTTTAAGTTCCTCAATACGATGTTTTAATACACTAGCCGCAGTATTGAAATGACCAGTACCTTCTGTTTGTGGTTTGAAATAATCTCGCAAAAGAAGACCTCTCTCCATCTCTAATACAGCAATGTATTGTTCTTTTGTGATATCATAACTTTCATAATCAACTGTTTGCATGATTAAGCCTTTTCAAACTTAGAACCAGACTCAGTTGTAATCCAGTATTGAAGTGGTGTAGTTTTGTGTTGAAAGTGTGAAACACCTTTAGAAGATATTTTCACATCATATGCACCAGGTAGAATCTTGGTCAAGTTTTCTGTTTTGAAAACCATACGATACTTACTACCATCACCATCAGTTAAGTCAAGTGAATCAGTATGTGCAGAATCGTTTTGCAAATCCAATGTTATGATTGAAACTTTCTTGCCATCAGATTCAATTGCAATTTGTGGTGAAGAAAGAACAGAAGCAGCACGGAGAATCCAATCAAAATCTTCTGCTGTCAAAGCAAAATTAATTTCAGGGTCAGGCATTACAAGTGCTTTTTCTGGTGGTGTAACAATCATAGTAGGTTCGCAAAAGCGATACTTGATTTTACTACGACCTTTGTTGCCACAGATAACAACATGTTTCTCATCAAATTCAAATGATGGATCGTCTTTGTGTAAAGATACGACCGACAGAAAATTGTTTAGGTCATAAACACCAAACTCTGCGGGAATATCTTCTTTGATTGTAACTTCAGCAAGAATATTCTTGTGTGAAGAAACTGTTTTCAATGTCTTGCCTTTTTTGAACATGATGCCTTGATTGATGGCACCGAAGTTCTTTAAGACTGAAATTGTTTCAGTTGATAATTTCATAATATAACTCCAAAAATTTATTTTGTATCTAAAGAATACATTGTATCATGTTCATATAGGAACATGAGGCAACAAAGAGCATGTGATAGGTGATGTTTGCCAGACTCAGGGTCTACTATTTCACCTTGTTTCCATGCCCACAAATGCCTTTGCAAGGCATCAAAATACCTGCGTTTAGCATCAGGTACTCTTTTCCAATTATCTCGCTCATACTTTTGAGCACCAAATGTTAATACATCAACAGTTGATTCAAGTGCGAGAGGTGGTAACAAACCATATTCTAGTTTGTTACCATCAAATTTACGACCACCTGTTGTTGCAGTTTGTGAATCTTTAACAACATCATCGCTCATTATAGTTTTCCTGTATACTGAGCCACGGAAGGCATATTACCTGTAAAGGCATAACTACCAATGTGTTGTGTTTTCATCCAAGGACACAAGTAAATTTGTCCACCCATTTTACGCCACATCTGACAGAACATATAATCTTCTGATAGATAGCGGTCAGAACCACCACCAACAATTGATTCTTTGGTGTCGATTACAGTATCAAAATACGCATGAATATATCTTGTACCATCAAAGTTAGCCTGCCCAACATGGTCTGGTTTATATCGAATAGTTGGATATTCTTCTTTCATTTTATCGAACACATGGCGTTTTACCATCATGTAACCTGTACCAATTTCCATAACCTCAAGAGGTTCTGTTACTTGAAATTGTTTTGTGCCTTTTACAACATTGAAAACATATTCACCTACAAGTTGTTCAAGTTCTTTTGGTTCTAAGTCTGTATGATTTCTGGCTGCATGTGCAATGTTACTCCAGTTCATTGATTTCTTTGGATAAGGGCCACCAATAACATCTTTATCAAGTGCTAACAAGGCAATTACGTCTTGTGCATTGAAGTTAATATCGGAGTCAATAAACAATAAGTGTGTGTATTCTGTGCGTAAGAATTCGTCAACCAGATAATTGCGAGCCCTTGTAATCAATGATTCATTGAATAGAAATGAAAATTTAATTTCAATACCATATCGCATCATTGTTGTTTGTAAATCTAAACATGATTTCATGTAAAGACCGTGGTTCATGCCACCATACATTGGAGTAGCAACGAATAATTTATGTTGCTTTAATTCTTCTAACTTAACTTGTATTTCCATAATGTACCCATAAAATAAAAAAAGGAGAGGATATAATATATATCTTCTCCTCTTGAGTTTTCCTAAGAAATATTAGGCAAAAGCACTTTCGCCTTGAGCACGAATTGATGCAATACCTTCAGCAACCATACGTTTAGTTGGTTTGCCAAGGCGATAGAAAGCAACTTTTTCACCATTCGCATTGATGCGAGTGTTCAAGTAAATTGCATTTCCTTCTTTACGCAACTCATTGATAGTTGCGGATGGGTTTGCAACACCAAAAACTGACTGCATCTTAGCAGCGGTTAATGTGTTGTATGCACTATCTTTGGAAAGATAGGCAAGGACTTTTGATTTTGTTGTCATATAGACTCCATAATAAAACGAATCGCATTGAAAAAATATCTGAGAGGCGACTCAATCTCTCAAATCATATGTAAGTATAACATAATACCTGAGAGATAGCAAGCATTTCTCAGGCAATTAATAAACATTTACCTTAATTAAAAGGGAACATCTTCTTCAGAATCAATTTCTGGAACTTCTTCTGATGCCATTGTAGAGGCAAGAATTGTTTCGGTATTTGCACCTGCATCAACTTTGGTATACAAGTCAAGGAATGATGCCTTTGTATCATCATCAAAACGGTTCAAACAAAGGCCGATTGCCTTCATCTTATCACCAAAGATACCGAATGTTTCAACAATGTGAACTAAACGGCGAGTGGAAATCACTTCATCACAACCACCATCTGCAAATGTTTTACGAATAACATCTGCCCATGTAACAAGTTTTTCAGCAAACTCATCATCGGCACGACCAACTGAGGTCAATTCTTTTTCAATGATTTTGCGTTCTGTTTTAACAGGAGGAAATTCTTGTTCCATTGTAGTGCGGAATCTTTCAAGGAAAGCCTCATTCAATACATTGGTAAACATATAACGACCATCATCAGAACCTTTACCTTTTGTATTTGCAGTAGCGAATACGGTAAAACCAGGTGCAGG